AAAGGCATCTTCTGGAGAATATGATATTGAACTAGCTGTTCCTGTTTTAAGAAATGCATCTAATGCATCTTTATATACAGTTCTTCCAGATGTTAATATTTCTTCAGTTAATTTATCCGATTCTCAGTTAGCAGTAACAAAACAAATTCCTGTAAATATCACTGGACCTTCAATTACATTAAATTTAGCTAACGCTGGAGTTAGCAGTGCATTCTATGAATCCTTTGATCAGGAGAGGTATTCTGTTCACTATAATGGTGGTGGAATTGGAACAGTAACTTCTGATACATTTACAATCACTGGTGGAGGGACCGGTATTGCGATTACTGATTTGAGTTCTAGTGGTGGAAGTAGTATTGTAAATGTAACTCTTAGGAAAAATAGTATTCAAAGTAAGATTAAAGAGTATACAAGAAGTTCTGTAAACAATGTAAATCTTTCCACACTCTCCAATTCTGGATCAAATATTAATACTTCAATTGGCGATGGTTTAACATTCAATCCTTATTATGGATTGAGGGTGCAAGATGATCAAATATCTTTAAATGTACCTGATGCTGTTAAAATTATTGCAGTATATGAATCTACAGATACTCAAGATCCTATTTTAGATAGACTTCAATTCTCTCCAATATCTCAAATAGATTCTGATGCAATTATTGGTGAGGATATTATTGGTGAGGATAGTGGTTCTGTAGCAAGAATTGTGTTAAATTCTTCATCAACACCATCTGTTCCTTCAAATAATATTGGAATTGTTTATCTTAACGATGAAAAATTTAATGTAGGAGAAAATATAAGATTTAAAGAATCAAATATAGTTTCAGTATTAGAATCAATAACTATCGGAAAATATAAAAATATCACAAATAACTATAATTTGGATAAGGGTCAAAAAGATGAATATTACGATTTTTCAAGAATAGTCAGAGTTGGAACTCAAGTTCCAAGTAGAAGACTTTTAATAGTATATGATCATTATACAATTCCAGCATCCGATGAGGGAGATGTATTTACAGTTCTTAGTTACGATGCAAATAGATTTACAGAAGATATTCCTTCTATTGGTATAAATGGTATTAGAGCATCTGATACTTTAGATTTTAGACCAAGAGTGCAGAATTTTTCTGTTACAACATCATCCCCATTTGATTTTGATTCCAGAAACTTTGGAAATGAACCCAAATTCGTATTAAAACCAGGAGAAGGATCTTTTATAGGATATGATTTCTATCTCCCTAGAATTGATAGAGTGTATCTTGATAAATTTGGAAGTGTTATTGTTAGAAAAGGTGTTTCTTCCATAGAACCAGAACCACCAACGAATGAAGATAGTGAAATGATGCAATTGGCAGAGATTTCTCTTCCTGCATATCTCTATAATCCAGATGATGCTTCTATTAGTGCAATAGACAATAGAAGATATACTATGAGAGACATTGGGGATATTGAAGATAGAGTTTCAAATTTAGAAAGACTTACATCTTTAAGTTTACTTGAGTTAAATACAGAGTCTTTAACAGTAGAAGATTCTGATGGAAATAATAGATTCAAGAGTGGAATATTTGTAGATAATTTCAATAATAGATCTCTATCTGATAACAGTCTAACAAGTGCTAGTATTACTGGTGGAGAACTCAGACCTTTTGCTGTAAGAAACTCTCTACAACAAAGACTACTTCCATCAACGGAAATTCCAGAATCTGATTTAGATTTATCTGAAAATTATTCTTTATTCGACCCAAACGTACAAAAAACTGGAAATACTGTTACTCTTAAGTATGATTCTGTAGATTGGATAAATCAATCATTGGCAACAAGGGTCGAAAATGTAAATCCATTCCATGTTATAGAATATAATGGTTTAGTAAAACTTTCTCCAAATACCGATACTTGGGTAAGAACTATTAAATTACCACCTCGTGTAGTCAATAGAACAATAAACAGAACAGAAAATAGAACGATTAATAGAAATAGAAATGTAACTCTTTCAAATAACAGAGAACTTTCTGTCAATAGAACTATTGATCTCAGACCTGATGATTTTGATAGATTTAGACCCACTTCAGTAATTACAAATGTAAGTGTTCGAAGAAGCGTTAACAGATCTACTACAAGTAACACAACAAGTAGTACTAGAAGTAATACTGTTTCCAGTACCAGAACTGTATTAGTTTCATCTGGAAGAGAAAAATATATTCGTTCTAGAAATGTTGCATTCTTTGGTAGTCTTTTCAGACCTCTTGAAAGACACTATCAATTCTTTGATAAGCATAGCAATTTATCTTTTATTCCAAAACTTATTGAAATTTCACCTAATCCTAATGATTTATCTCTTTTCGGATCATCTAATAATTCTTTCGAAACAGGAGAAACTATAATAGTTTATAGTAAAGGTGAGAGAATCGGAACGTTTAGATTAGCAAAATCAAATCATAAAACTGGAAAATTTAATTCACCAACAACAACATATTCATCGAATCCATATAAAAAGTCAGAATCTATACCTAATGAATATAGTCAATCATCTAAAACCATAAACATTGATTTAAATGCATTGTCTGCAGAAGCACAAGGTAGTTTCAATGGTTATATTAAAAAAGGTGCTAAGATAGTAGGACAAACTAGTGGTGCAATTGCATATGTAAAGAATGTAAGATTAGTGGCTGATGCTAATGGATCTATATTTGGATCATTCTTTATAAAGAATCCTCATTCAAATCCTGCCCCAAATCCCAGAATTCTTACTGGAAAGAAAACTTACAGATTAACTAGCAGTAAGAACAACAAAACTCCTGTACCTGGAAGCACTAAAATTTCTGCTGGAGATTCTACTTATACTGCAAATGGTACTTTCCGCAGAACACAACAAGTAACTACAAATGTAACTACAAATGTAACCACAAATGTGACAACTAATATTAACACTAATACTACTACTCTGACAAATATTATAACTAGGACAAATACTACAGCACGTAGAGTAGATCCCTTAGCACAATCTTTCTCAGTTGGTAGAGATATTGATGCTCCGGACTTTAGTGGTGATAATGACGATGATAATGGTGTATTTTTAACAGAATTGGATATATTTGTCAGGTCTAAACCAAATGGTAATGAACCACTTACTGTCGAAATAAGAACTGTGGAATTAGGAATTCCAACTTTGAACATACTTGGAGAACCAAAAACTTTACTGCCAAGTCAAATTTCAACATCAGAAAACGGAAAGGCAGCAACTAGAGTTACATTTGACTATCCGATTTTTCTTGCTCCTGGACAAGAATATGCTGTTGTTTTACTTGCACCAAATACAGATCAATATGAAGTTTGGACTGCAAAAATGGGAGAAAATACAATAGAAACTAGGAATCTTCCAAAGTCCCAATCAGTAAGATATTCTAAGCAATTTGCACTTGGAAGTTTATTCAAGTCTCAAAATGGATCTACATGGACTCCAGCACAAGAATCTGATCTTAAATTCAAACTTTATAAAGCAAAATTCACAGAAACTACGGGTGTTGTACATTTTGGCAATCCCCCTCTAGACAGTAGTAATGGTTATGTTCCTACCTTACAGGAAAATTGTATAACAGTATTGCCAAAAGAAATAACTCTTGGTATTGATAAAATTGCTGCTTCTAATACCGGACTTATTGATGTTTTATCTCCTGGTAGAAAAATTAAAGGTGCCATAGGAAACAGTTTTGGAATTATCTCCTCCGTTGGTAGTATTGCTTCTGGTGTAAGTATTACAGACGGTGGTGTAAATTATAAAGATCGTACCGCTGTTTCTACGAATAATGTATTTGGTAAAGGTTCTGGATTGACTTTAGATATTACTACCACTAGTGGTGTTATATCAAGTGTATCAATTGCTAATGCAGGAAATGGATATAAAGTTGGTGACATTGTAACTATTGTAAATGATACATTTGATACTGGTAGAAATGCCGTAATTAGTATTAGTGCAATTGATGGAGTTGATACATTGTATTTGACTAATGTTCAGGGTGAAACCGGTTCTGGAAAGGCATTTGATGGTGCCAGCACCCCGCCCTTAGAATATTTTAATTCAAATTCCACGGTAGTATCCTTAGCATCAACTCAGTTAAATAACAGAACTCAAGAGGATACTGGACTTTTCAGTGGTGATTATCTTCAAGTTCAACATTTTAATCATGGAATGTATGCTGATAACAATAAGTTAAAATTATCTGATATTGAATCTGATACGGCACCAGAAACTCTAACAGCAGATATTTCTGCTACATTGGGAGCTGGTGGAATTATTCAAGTTAGTGATTCCTCAGTATTCCAAGTGTTTGAGGGTCAGGGGGTTGATGGATCAAATCTTGGATATGTTAAGATTGGAGATGAAATCGTTGGGTATAGTTCTGCAATTTCGAATGAACTTACAATTGATGAGAGAGGAGTGGAAGGTGTAGTACAAAATCATTCAGTTGGTGATGAAATAACGAAGTATGAATTTTCTGGAGTTTCATTGAGAAGAATTAATAACGTTGTTTATGACATTGCAGATTTGACTACTCAAGATATTATTGAAAGTGATTCTTACTTTATTAAAATTGATAAGGGTGAAACTTCCACAATAGAAGGAAAAACGATTAGTGGTGTTAACAGATCTGCTGACAGTGGATCAACTCCACAATTATCATTTGCATCTGGATTAATTGGTGGAGGAAATAACGTTAAATCTACTGAAAATATAATTTTCAATAGAATTAATCCAAGATTCAATGTAATATCACCTGGAAGACAAACTTCTATATCTGCAGATATCAGAACTACAACTGGAACTAGTATTGATGGAAATGAACTATCATTCACTTTAGCAAATAAAGTTGAACCAGTAATACCAAATCAAGTAAATGATCTGAATTCTGTTCGTATTGTTTGCTCTAGAGTAAATGAATTAAATCAAACACAATTTGATAACGTATCTGGAAGAAGATCATTCAACTCAACTGTTACTTTAAATACAACCAATGAAAATCTTTCTCCTATGATATTCATTGATGATTCTACAGTGGAATTTATTTCTGATGATATCAATAGTCCAATAGAAAATTATACTACAGATTCTAGAACAAATTCTATTGCTAATGATCCTCATGAAGCAGTTTATGTTTCTAATGTAATAGGTCTCGCACAACCTGCTTCTTCTCTCAAAGTTATATTAACAGCATACAGACCAGAAGCTTCTGATATTAGAGTTCTTTATGGTTTAGTACGAGAAGATTCTGTTGGTGTAGAACAGGAGTTTGAACTCTTCCCAGGATTTAATAACTTAGAGACAAGTTCAGATGGGACTTTAAAAGTTGTAGATTCATCATTAAATGATGGTAGACCTGATGTAAGAGTTCCTGCAAGTGAAAGAAATCAGTATTTAGAGTATGAGTTTACTGCGAATGATCTTGAAGATTTTAGTGGATATAGAATTAAAATTGTAATGTCATCTACAAGTCAAGCAAATTATCCAATAATTAGAGATCTTAGAACGATTGCATTAAAATGAAAAAATTAATTAAGGTTAAAGATCATCCTCATCTCTATAGAGATGAGAATACTGGAGCAATTGTAAATTATGATACAATTGGGTATAATCAAAGGTTGAAAAAAATTGAAAGTCAGGAATCTAAAAAAATTGAATTAGACAATATAAAGAAAGATATCGATGAAATTAAATCTTTACTGAAAGAATTTCTGAATAGATAAGACCTTCCTTATCTGATGATATAAATATCTAAAGGATTATAATTTATAAAGATAATGGCAGTTTATGCATCTAATATTGTGATTGAGCAGGGATTTGATTTTTCCAGTTCTTTTGCCTTAGGTGACTCTAGAACCAATTCCGGTGTTAATATTACTGGATATGGTGTTACTGCACAATTAAGAAAAAGTCCCTCTAGTTCAACAGCAGTTTCTTTTGCTTCCACAGTTTTAGATTCTGAAGTTGGTATTATTGAACTTTCATTGACTGATGAACAAACTCTAAATATAAAACCTGGCAGATATGTTTATGATGTTCTTATTGAAATCGGGGGATTAAATTCTGGAGGAAAAAAATATAAAGCATTTGAAGGTATGGCTTTAGTAAGAGCGGGGGTAACAAGGTAATGCCAAGTATACCAGATAGAATTGGTGGACAAGGAGTAATAAAAGTCCTTTCAAATATCAGTGGATCATCTGTATCTAGAATAGTAGATTTAAGTGATGTTGATGTATCGTCTCTAGCAGATGGTTTTTCTCTAGAATATAATGCAAATACATCCAAATTTATTACAACAGATACATTTAGATTTTTAAAAAATATTAATGTAACTGATACTGTTACGTCACAAAATATTGATGTAATCGGAGTCACCACATTTAGGGGTGATTTATTTGTAGGTTCAGAATTATATGTTGATGAGTATTTAATTTATGAAAATAATTTCAATGGACCAAATGGTGTTGGATATTTTACAACGGAAGGAAAACTAGTAAGTAGTGGAAGCACTTTTAGTTCAATAGATACTAGCAATTTTATATTAACAACTGACGAACCATCAGGAGTTGTCACATGGACAAGCATTCTTGATGGAGGAGTTTACTGATGTCAAAACCAAGCACAAAACAAGGATTGATAGATTATTGTTTAAGGCAATTAGGAGCTCCTGTATTAGAAATTAATGTGGATGACGATCAAATAGATGATCTAGTAGATGATACTATTCAATACTTCAATGAAAGACACTATGATGGTGTCGAAAGAATGTATTTAAAATATAAAATTTCTCAAGATGATATTGATAGAGGAAAGGCAAGTGGAACAGATGGAGTTGGAATTGTTACTACCACTGGAACTTCAACAATAGTTGGAACTGCAACAACATTTAATTTTTACGAAAATTCTAATTATATACAAGTTCCAGAATCTGTTATAGGAATCGAGAAGATATTTAAATTTGATACTAGTACAATTTCTGGGGGAATGTTTAGTATTAAATATCAATTATTTTTGAATGATTTGTATTATTTCAATTCTGTAAATCTTTTACAGTATTCAATGACTAAAACATATTTGGAAGACATTGATTTTCTACTTACAACTGATAAACAGATAAGGTTTAATAAAAGGCAAGATAGATTATATTTGGATATAGATTGGGGAGCACAAACGAAAGATACATTTTTTGTGATTGATTGTCATAGGGCATTAGATCCAGATTCATTTACTCAAATATATAATGATTCATTTGTAAAAAAATATTTAACTGCTGTGATAAAAAGGCAGTGGGGTCAAAATTTAATGAAATTCAATGGTGTTAAACTTCCCGGTGGAATTGAATTGAACGGAAGACAGATATATGAAGATGCCCAGAGAGATTTAGATGACATTAAGCAGAGAATGTCCTCTGAATATGAATTACCACCTTTAGATTTTATTGGATAATTATGGCACTGAATCCTTTCTTTCTTCAAGGTTCTGCTGGAGAACAAAATCTAGTACAGGATTTAATAAACGAACAATTGAAAATTTATGGAATAGAAGTTTTCTATATTCCAAGAAAACTCCTGAAAACTGATAATATACTCAATGAGGTTCAATCATCAAAATTCGATACAAGTTTTGCTATTGAAGCATATTTGAATAACTATGATGGATATGCACCTGATAGTGATATCATGACTAAGTTTGGACTAAGACTTAAAAATGAAATAAGTTTAGTTCTTTCCAAAGAAAGATTTGAAGAATCTATTTCTCCATATCTAGCAGAGATTGCTTCAATATCTAGAGTATATTATCCTGGAGAAGATTTAGCATTTGTTGATAGACCAAAAGAAGGAGATTTAATTTATTTTCCATTAGGAGAAAGGTTTTTTGAAATTAAAAGAGTTGAAGTAGAAAAACCATTTTACCAATTAGGTAAAAATTATGTTTATGAATTATCTTGCGAACTCTTTGAATATGAGGATGAAGAAATTGATACTGGAATCCCTGAAATCGATGATGTTCTAGAAGATGTTGGTTACATTACCGATTTGAAATTGGTCGCTTTTGGTGGAACGGCAGAATGTGACTCTATACTTATTCCGGGTTTCTCAGGTGTTACTAATGTTGTTCTACTAAACGATGGATTTAATTATACAGGAATTCCTACGGTAACGATAAGTCCTCCTAATAACATTGAAGATATAGATTTTAGCCCCATCATAGGTGCTACAGGTGTTGATGAATTTTCCTTGACAGCTACCGCAGTTGCAATAACTACATCAGTTGGAGATGCATTATCTGTCAAAGAGATAGTTATCACAAATACTGGATATGGATATACTGAACCTCCAACAGTAACTATTACTGGAGGGGGTGGTTCTGGTGCGATTGCAACTTGTGTTATATCCGAAAGTCCTATACTTAAGATCGAAGTTACAGACAAAGGAGATAGATATTATCAAGCACCAACCATCACAATAGATCCACCAGTCGGTGGAGGAACAACTGCAACGGCAATTTCTAGAATTTTCAATGGAAGAGTTTCTGAAGTATTACTAACAAATGCAGGTTCTGGATACACATCCAAGCCAAATATTACAGTCTCTCCACCACCCTCTGTTGGAATAGGAACTTACATTGTCTCGGAAACTGTAACAGGTTCTCTTTCGGGAGTTACTGCTGAAGTTAAATCTTGGACTAATCCTGGACAGGATATTGATAAGACACTAAGAGTTTCACTAAATAGTGGGACGTTTAGTGAAGGTGAAAACATAGTTGGATCATCTTCTTCTGCGGTTTACACTTTAAAATCATTTGACTTGGA